TCATGCGCGCCGTGGGCGCATCCTGGGCGAGGACGTCTCGGGCGCCGCCTCCGCCTCGGGCCGATCGCGGCCGAACGCCCAGCCATGCGCGGCGAGGTCGGCCGCGAGGGAGTCGGGGGCGATCTTGCGATAACGCTGCGCGGTCGAGACCGATCGCCATCCGCCGAGGTCGAGCAGCTGCCCGAAATCGCCCGTCGCCGCGTCGAACCAGGTCGCCCATGTGTGGCGACATGTGTGGGGCGTGACGTCCGCGCCGAGCTTGGCCGCGTCCCGCGCCTTGTTGAACGCGGCCTGGATCTGTCCGCCGCCGGCGTCGCGCAGCTTGTAGGCGGCGCCCTTCGGGGTCCGGAATACGGCGCCGGCGTCGGGCAGGCCGGAGGCGGCCAGGAGTCTGGCCACGCGCGCGGGGTATCTGACCATGCGCGGGAACCCGTTCTTGGTCTGGCGCCCCTCCGCGCGGGCGAGGAATGCTTGCCTTGTGTCGAGGTGGAGGTCGGCCCGTTGCAGCGCCAGCGCCTCGCCGGCGCGCGCACCGGTCCCGAGCAGGAAGGCGATCAGCGGGCGCATGCGGGGCTCGGCCTCGGTCAGCAGCCGTTCGGCCTCGGCCGGCGTCAACCAGCGCAGCCGGGCGTCGGAGACCCGGCGCCGTCTGAACCGGCGCGCCGCGCGCATGTCGTCCTCGGCGGCCAGGTTCTCGATCGCGGCGATAGGGGTGATGACCTGGCGATTGATCGTGGAGGCGGCGGCGCCGGGATAGAGGGCCGCGGCGGCGGCGTTCACCGCGGCGTTGTCGATCTCGGCGAGGCGCCGGTCCGGACCGAAGTACTCCAGCAGCGGCCCGAGAAACCGGGCCTCGCCGCCGGTCTCCAGATAGGTCAGTGCGGCTTCGGCGAATGTGCGGCCCGCGCTTCGTCCAAGCGCGACACGCTCGAGGATTTCGGCCTCGCGCCGGACCCGGATCGCTTCCGCGGCGCGGCGGTCGTTAGTGCCAGTGCTCTCGCGAACGCTGACCCCTGCGATCGACCCGCGAAGGTAGAAGTTTCCGCCGCGGCTGCGCTGCTTGATCGTGAGGGGCATGTTTCCAATCCAGCGATGAAGGCGGCGGCGAGGTCGGTCGCCCTGAACTTGACGCGAGTCCGCCCGCGGGTCGAGACCCAAGGCAATTCGCCTGCCGCCCGCATCCGGTCGAGCGTCGACCTGGACGCCGGCGCCCCGCGCGCCGCGAGCCACGCCAGCGCCTCGTCGACCGACAGCAGCGGTGCGGTCGGGTCGAGCGCGACGGCGTCTCGGCGGGCTTCAAGGGCGGGGCGGCGGGTCATCGGTTCGCGAGCTCCAGCAGAACGTCTGCGTGACATGAGCAATCGAGCGGGCACCAGCATGCGAGGGCCCGGCCGCGGATCTCGGGCAGGCGGTCCAGCAGCATGGCGCGGCGGTGCTGAAAGCCCATGATCGCGTCGGCCTGGCCCTGGTCCGTGAGGTTGTCCGGCAGGGCCGGGGCGTCGTCCTCGAGCCATGCGCGGAAGCATTCGACCGCCCATTCCCGGGTCTGGGCGTCGCGAGGGCCGCGGAAGAACGCGCCGGCGACGAAGGCCGGATAGTCCCCGCGAAACCAGACGTCGACCGTGGCGGGGTCGCCTGCCGCCCATGGGTTGCCGAATAGCGTTGGTCGGCCGACATAGGCGGCGCCCTCGGGCATGCGCCAGCCGCGGACCCGGCGGCGCTGGATGCGGGCGGGAGCGGTCATTTCACGAGCTCCAGCGTCCATATGGCGAGGCGGGTTCCCAGCGGCTCCCCGCATTCTGACAGCATCGCCGCCGCGGCGGCGGCCCACCAGACCGCGTTCCAGCCGTATCGCTGCTCCAGCCACGCGCCGACCAACATGCCGGAGGTCATCCCGCGGCCCTCCCCATGGAAACCGCTTCCTCCTCCCGCCCGAAAGCGACCTGCGCGGCGAACAGACTTCTCCTTAAGGGAGAGTTGACGAAACTTGAAACAGCCCTAAGGTAGTAGCTCAATCGCACTTTCTGATTCGAAGCGTGGCGAAAGGGAATTTTATGGCTGAGATGCATCTGGTCTGCCCCTCGACAGGCGGGCAGTTCAGTGTTGGCGAAGTCGAGAGCGTTGCAGCCTTCGAGAGGCTTTGCGAGCAGGTCGGATTTGTGCCGATCCATTGTTCCGCATGCGGTCAGGTCCATCGATGCCGTCTTCAAGATGGAAAGCTGCAGGCGCTCGCTCGGCCAGTCGAACCGTTCGAGGGGGTTCTGACGATCTCCTCTTCGCTCAAGTAGGCGGCTCATGAGACTGCCCGCCCCTCGGCCAGCTCGGGGACGTTCGCCCGGGCCAGCGCCTCGGCCAGCGGCGGGCAGACGCTGTTCCCGCACATGCGGCCCTGGGCGGTCCCGGTTAGCTTCACGGGCTCGCCGTCCGAGCCCCGGCCGGCCTCGATCTGGTAGCTGTCGGGGAAGCCCTGCGCGCGGAACCGCTCGCGCGGGGTGAGCATCCGCATGCCTATGTCGGCGACGGCGTAGGTCGCCCCCTCGATCTCTACCGTCACCAGCCCGAAGCGGTCTCGGGTGGTGACCGTGTGCATCGGGTCGTCGACCTCGGCGCCATCGCCCGTCCCGTAGTATTTCGACAGGAAGGCGGCGACGAGCTGCTGTTGCGCGCCGGTGGTGGTCAGCGCGGACAGGGGCTCGCGCGCGTCGCGGCCGGCGAGGCCATCGTTCCGCGGTCCGCCGTTGTGCTGGGCGAGATAGGCGGCGGCGATTCCGATGGGGGCCGCGCCGCCGGGACGCTTGACGAAGCCGTTGGCGGTGATCGTCGGGGCGGGCTCGTCGAGGCTGGACCCGACGCCGCCGGTCGTATGCTTCGCGAGGAACGCGGCGACGAGCGCGTGTTTCCCGCCGCCGGCGACCTGCGTCCCGAGGGGCGCGCCTATGTCCAGCGCGCGGGGCGCCTGGCCTGGCCGCTCGCCATAGCCGGTCTGCACCAGCGTCGCCGCGGCGACGGCGTTCGTGTCCCGCGCGCTTGCGGTGATCGTGTGCAGCGGGTCCTCGGCCGAGCGGTTCAGCCCGCCCTGCTGGCCGTAGGTGATCCACGGGGCGACGCCGGCGCCGACCACGAACGGCCGCGGGTTCTCGACGACATAGCGCATCACGCCCCGCGCGATCCGGCGCAGCGTGTTGTCGGCCAGCGGGCGGATCGCGCGCAGGCCGTGCTTCGCCTTGATCTCGTCGGCCGTGTCGAAGATCGACGGGCAGGGGATCGTCCAGTCGATGATCTCCGCCGCGGTGCGCCAGGGCTTGAGCCGTCCGGCCTGGACGCCCTCGCTGTCGGGCGCGCCATGGGTCGGCTCGGGCCAGATGATCGGGCGGCCGTCGCGGCGCGCGATGACGAATAGGCGCTTGCGGATCGTCGGGGCGCCGTAGTCGCAGGCGCGCAGTTCCCGCCATTCGATCCGGTAGCCGAGGCGGCGGACTTCCTTCACCCATCGGTCGAAGGTCTCGCCGCGGCGCGCCTGGCACGGCCGGCCGTCCGCGTCGAGCGGCCCCCATGTCTGAAATTCCTCGACGTTCTCCAGCATGACGACGCGGGGCCGGGCCCGCCGCATCCAGAGGACGATGACCCATGCGAGGTCGCGGACCCCGCGCGAGACCGGCTTGCCGCCTTTGGCTTTCGAGAAATGCTTGCAGTCGGGGCTGAACCACGCGAGCCCGACCGGCCGCTGGCCGACGACTTCGAGCGGGTCGACGTGCCAGACGTTTTTCGACAGGTGGACGGTCTCGGGGTGGTTGGCCGCGTGCAGCGCCAACGCCTCCGCGTCGTGGTTGATCGCGTAGTCGGGCGAGCGACCGAGCGCGAGCTCGATCCCGGTCGAGGCGCCGCCGCCGCCGGCGAAGCTGTCGATGATCAGCTCGCGGGCCGGTGCGGGCTGGGCGAGGTCGGGGCCGAACAGGCCGGAGAGGTCATTCATGCGACCAACTCCGGCGACTTAGCGGCACGCGCCTTGGCGGCGTCATAGGACTTGATCCCATGCACGATCGCCCAGCAAGACAGCCGGAAATTAAAGGACGGCTCCGTCAGCCGATGCTCGTAGAATTCGTGGAACAGGTTCCACGTCCGCAGCTCGTCGGCCGTTCTGAGGCTGAAATCCATCGTGCGCATGATGGCTTCACGCTCGTCGGGGAACTCATCGGCGAGCAGTTCTTCGCGCACATCCCGCAGCACTTCAGAGGCGGAGCGACCAGTGGTGCGGCGGATTTCGTGCCGCATTTCCCAGAGCTCGCGAACGACGGCCGAGCGGTATAAGCGATCCGAGAACACCTTCGTTCCGAAGCTCGACCGCGCGGTCGTCTTTTGCGCCCAGTAGCTGTAGTTTGGCCGGTCGTGGCGGAAGAATTCGAACATGTCGAGAAGCCGGCTGAACGTGAAATCTTCGAGGTCGCCAGAAATCGCGAGATGGCCCGGCCATGTCACTAAGCGGTAGCTGTAGGCCGACGCGCCCGGCCTGCCGAAGTGGATGCAGCGGTGCACGCCATCATCCTGCTCAATCGTCATCACATGGTCCTCGAAAGAGGCCGTCGCTTGCTGATGCGCATCGTCGAGGAAATCAGCCATCGGCCCGGCCCTCCCGCTCCGCAATCTCTGCTTTCACATCCTGCACCGCAGCGATGAAAGCCATCGCGGCCTTCGCGAGCTTGACTTGTTGGCGGAGGCCTTCGTCGCCGATGGCGCGCCGGTAGAGGGTCGGATCGGTGATGTGGAGGTGGCTGTGCATCGACCGCTCGGCCTCGACGAGCCGGACGAGGGGCTCGGCTTGCTGCGTGAGGATCTGCGCGGCAAGGCCTATCGCCTGCATCGCCATCTTGTGCTGGTCTTCAGCCATCGTCACGCCCCCCACCAGCCGCGCAGCGCCCAGCCGGCGGCGAGGGCCATGAGCGCGATGGCGAAGGCGATGACCATGAGGCCGGCGAGCGGCAGGCGCTCCGGCTCGGGTTCAAAGGTCGGGGTCGGGGGCATGGCGCCTCGGCAGGCTGCTTCGGGGTCGGGGCGGGTCATGCGGCGTCTCCCGGTTCGCGCGCCGCGTGGGCCCGGGCGGAGGCGCGGGCGTTGCGGGCCATGTGGAGCGCCGCCCACGCCTGCCGCAGGTGCTGGATCGCGGCGAGGGGCGGCTCGTCGGCATAGAGCGCGGCGTCTCCGGCGCAGGTGGCGGTGGCGAGGGCCTGGGGCGCGAGCACGCGCAGCGGGGCCTCGGGCCAGCGTGCGGCCCGGGTGGCGAGTTGATCGGCGATCATGCGGCGTCTCCCTTTTCGTCAGCGTTGAGGGCGGTGGCGGCGTGGTCTGCGGCTGTCATGGCTCGCCTGATCAGCGCGGCGGCGTGGTCGCTGGCGGCGATGGCCTCGGCCTGCAGGTCGGCGAGGTGTTTGCGCGCCCTGCGCCGGTCGAAGGCGTCAGCCGATCCGATCAAGTGCAGAGCGACCGAGAGGTCCCGCTCGATCTCGCGCACGCGGTCGTCGGCGCTGGGGGCGAGGTTCGGGGGCATCACGCGACCCCGATCTGCCGGCGGTCGGGGCCCGGCGCTGCGAAGGGTTCCTGGATCACCGCGTAGCGGGCGCGCAGGGCGGCGGTCGCCCCCTCCAGCGCGCGCAGGGCGTCCATGCGGCGGCAGCGCATCGCGACATAGGTCATGGCGTCGATCGGGCCGGCGGCGTCGAGCGCGGCCTGCGCGTCGCGCAGCGCATGGGCCGCGGCGAGGGCGTCGTCGGCGATCTGCTGGGGTGTCGGGGGCATCACGCGGCCTCCCTACTTGACGCGCTACATGATGTGCGCTTGCCGATTGAAGACTCCACATCGTGCGGTAGAGTGTTCAGGTGGCGGGGAGCGTTCACAGCGCCCCCCGCCCGATCCAGTCGATTGGGATAATCAACCGAAAGGACCGTCTCTTTGTTGGAGAATTCGCCATGGACGATGACCGCCGCGAGCGGCTCGAAGCCCCCGAAGCCGCCGTCACCTCCTCGGCCGCCATCGGGCCCGAAGGCGCCCGCGTCGCCGAAAGCCCCATCGCCGCGGACGCCGATGTCAAAAACGCCGCCGGGCATCCGGCCGCCGACGCAGAAGCGCTGAACTTCGAGCTCCTTCGCAGCGCGCTCTATCACGACGCGCGACAGTCGCATCTCGAGCGTCTTGATCGCCTGGCGCACTACCTGACCGCGCTCGCGGGCAGCGCCGCTTTCGCGACCGTCCTGCGCGACGACCCGACCCTGGCCGCGGTGGCGGCGGCGACGGCAGCCGCGATTTCCATGGCGGCGCTGGTCTTCGATTTCTCGGGGCGAGCGCGCTCCCACCAGCAGCTGCGCCGTGAGTTCTACCGGCTGCTGGCCGACATGAGGGCGACCGATTGCCAGGCCCGCATGCTGAGTCTCTATGCCGACGAGCCCCCCATCAAGTGGGCGGTCAACGCGATGGCGCACAATCAGGCTGCGCGCAGCCTGCATGGCGACAACGCCCAACTGCTCGGGATCGACTGGCCAGCGCGGCGCCTTGCGCACTGGGTGACTTTCGATCCCTCGCGCTTTCCGGACCTGCCGAAGCGTCGCGTCGCGGCGGCGTCGGCGCAGTAGCGGGCCCTGCACCTGCGGGCGGCTAGCGTGGGGCGTTCGGAGCATCACGCGATCCCCTTCGACTTGAGCAGCGCGGCCGGGCCGGTGAGGGTGATCGGCTCGCCGCGCATCAGCGGGTCGGCCGGGTAGATCTCGACCTGCGCGCGCGGAAACCAGAGGTCCTCGCCGTCGAGGGTCTGGCGGACGCAGACGGCGCGAAGGGTCCGGTGCTGGTAGAGGACGGCCACGTCCATCAGATCGGATTTCATGCCGCGGCCTCCGGCGCAGGACGGTCGGAGGGCGGTGCGCCGCCGTCCAGCAGCGCGCGGTGGCGGGCGATTGCCGCGTCTATGGACGGCATGTCGTCGGGGCGCGAGGCGGCGAAGGCTTCGCGATAGGCCTGCAGGCGGCCGAGGGCGGCGCGCAGTTCATGCGCCGGGCGCGGCGCATAGCGGCGCAGGTTGGAGAGGGCGGGGGCGTTCATGCCGCGTCCCTCCGCGCGTTCGCGGCGCGCTCGGCTTCAAGGGCTGGAATGACGTGCTGCAGCTCGGCCAGGCGGTCCCGCATCGCTTCGAGGTGGGCGGCGGCGGCGCGTTCGAAGCGGGCGGCGTAGCCGGGGGCGTCGTGCCGGTCGGCGAGGATCAGCAGCTCGCGGATCTCCTGCAACGTGAACCCGAAACGCTTGAGGCGCAGGATCTCGCGCAAGCGGTCGCGGTCGGCGGCGGAGTAAAATCGCGCTTCGCCGCGCCGGAAGGCGGGCAGGAGCTCGATCGCGCCGTAGTAGCGCAGCGTGCGGGTGCTGAGGCCGAAATACCTGCACAGGTCGGTGGTGCTGTAGGGGTGGCCGGCGGGCGGCGAGCGGTAGGTCACCGGGTCGCCTCCGGCGCGGCGGCGGCCTCGGCCATGCGGAGCAGTTCGGCGGCTCCGGCGTTGAGGCCGGTCGTGCCGCGGAGGGGCGAGAAGCGACGCCAGAATTCCCAGCGGTCGGCATGGCTTCGGCCGATGCCGGCGGCGGCTTCAAGCGCGCCGATCGTGCCGGCGGCTGACTTGGCGGGGCGGGGGGTGGCGTGGGTTTGCATGCTGGCCTCCATCGTGGCTGACGGAGGGTAGGCTAATCCCCAAAATGGGGATCAGTAAAGCAAAACTTTCCAATTTGGGGATAATGACGGTCTTGACGATTCAGTAAGCGTTCCGTTCAATGACATGAACAAGGGGCCTAGGGGGAGAATCCGGTGGGGCAGATTATAAGCTTGGAGAGCCACGCAGCCTTGGCCGCATTGGGGCGAGCGGCTGACGAGGGGCGTAGTTTGGATGAAGCCTATGCCGAATTTTGTCGGCGCTGGTCAGCCAGCGCTCGCCGCATTTCGTCATCAAGCCCGCGCTCTGATCCCGTGTATATGAAATTGAGATCGAACCCGTAGGCCTCTGCAAACGCTTGCGCGGCCTCTGGCTTTATGAGGCGGGCGCCCGTTTCAAAGCGGTTCCACGCGGATGTGCTGACGCCAATGCGGTTGCAGATGTCAACCTGGCGAAGCCCTAAGGCTGATCGGGCTTCGATCAGTCTCGCGCCCACTACGATCGGGTCGAATTTCCGCACGTCTTTCCTCCGCTTCCCGCTTTGGGGATTGGCTCAGGTGTTGGCCTGACGTTCAATTGCCAAGTTGGGGATGTTGACATGATCCCCATTTTGGGGATTAGGTGCTCGCCATGAAGCTCAGAACATGGCGAACAAATCGGGGAATGACGCAGTCGGAGTTTGCTGAGGCAATCTCCGTTCGAACGTCTGCGGTCTCTCGGTATGAGGCCGGCCGGGTGCCTGAGGCCGAGATCGTGGGCCGCATCTTCCGGGCTACTGGCGGTGAGGTGCGCCCGGGAGATTTCTACGATCTTCCCGACGTTGCGGGTCTTGAGGCCGTTCGCGGCCGCGCTTCCGACTCGGAGGCCGACGCGGCATGACCTCAGTCCGCCGCCCCCTTCGCGCGTTGCGATCTCCGCGGCGCCACGCCGAACACGTCGACGCGAAAATGCGCACGCGCGGCCTGGCCGATGCCGAGTTCTCGGAAGAAGGCCGGAATATCCTCGTGAACCTCTCCCTGGTCGTCGATCACCGCGTCGACCCGGTCGAGCCGGAAGATCCGCATCGCTTTCCTGAGGTGGCAGTAGGCCATGAAGCCGGGGGCGTAGTGGCCGGACCCGAAGCCGACAACCGTGATCGCCCTGCGCGTCGCCTCTCCCTCCGCATCGACATACTCGATCAGTATGTCGAAGGAGCCGATGCGCTCTCCGCTGTCGAGATAGATCGGAGCGCCTTTGCCCTTGGGGTCGGCTTCGATCCGACGCAGGTCGTCCGCCGTGGGCGCGATGGGGCGTTCCGTCGGCGTTGGGGTGGCCGAGGCATTCAAGGCATTCAACGCCAGCGTGAGCAGTCCGGCCAGTGCGAAGCAGGCGGCCGCCGCAGCCATCAAGATCAAGAAGAAATCCACGCGCTTCACCGTCATTTGAAATCCGGCCGCCAGCATGGCGCCGCCGCGGCCGCGGGGCGAGTCCTTCGTTCATCTGCGCTGTTCCTGGATGGGTTGGGGGCGGCCTGATGCAGCACGCCGCCCCCCGTTCCTTCGTTCCGCCAACGACCAAGCTCGCCGAACGCCATCAAGTTGCGTCGGCGAGGTCGGAAATGTCTTTCAGAAAATGCACATCTGGCGAAGATTCTGAACGCGCATGGTTCGCGGACCTGTTGCGGCGCGCCTTCCCCGAGGCTGGATCCGAAAACGAGCTGGCCGAGCTGGCGGCGGAGGTCCTGTCGCATGACGGGCGCCCGGTTCATGCGCGGACCGTGCGCAACTGGCTGCGCTGCGAGAACGCCCCGCATTTCCGCTATGTGCTGCGGGTCATCGCCATGGCCGGCGCCGAGACCGTGTTCGCGGTGCTCGAGCCCGAGGCGGACCCCGCGTCCAACCGGGGGGCGCGGCGATGAACTGGCTTTGGCGCATCTTCGCCCGCTTCAACCAGGTGCGCGCCGCACGGGCGCGCGCGGCTGGGCGCCGGTTCGAAGCGCGGGCGGAAAAGTTTTTCCAGCGGATCAAGGGGGCGCGGTCGTGAGCCGCGCCGGCATCATCGCGCGGGGCTTCCCCCTGGCCCCGCGTGCGGTCGAGGGCCCCACGCCCCCGGCCCGCGGCCTGCTGCGCCTCGCGCCGGGCCGCACCTATTCCAACAGCGGCGGGGCCTCCCTCTCGCCGCTCGCAGCGGGGCGCGCCGCCGCCGGCGCCGGCGACGGGAGATTGCCGCGCCCCGCTGCAACCAGATCCGGGCGCGCGCGTCCGGATGGCCGGAGCCTTCCCTTGCCCGGGCGCTCCGGTCTGCTCGCGTGCGCGTCGGCGGGGGTGTCCGCCCCCGATAGCCGGCGCGTGACTTCCGGCCGGGGGCTTCGCGCCTTCGGCCGGCCTTTCGGTTTCCGGGGCGCCGTGGCGCTCCGGTCCAACGGTTCGGCCGCAGCGGTGCGGGCGGACACCTCCCTGTTGGACTCCCCCGGGGCTGCGGCCCCGGGGCTTTTCGGATCCCCGGCGCGTGATCGCGTGTCGCCGGGGCGCGGCGGGCCAGGGCGGCTTCCTTCGGTCCCGGCCCGCCGCATCAAGCCCGGCCGGGGTCTGCGGGGATCGGCCCCGCGCCGGCCGCGAAAGGAAGCCCGATGAACAGTTCCGTTCTGATGGCGCTCGGCCGACACGACGGCGGGGCGCTGGTGGAGAACGCCGACGACCTGCTGCGGCAGTGCGTCCGCGACGTGGTCCGTTACGGCGAAAAGGCCAAGCTGACGATCAGCCTGATCGTCGAGCCCAACGGCGAGAAGGCGCTCAAGCTGAAAGCGGAGGTCAAGGCGACCCTGCCGAAGCGGCCGCAGGGCGAGGCCTTCTACTGGCCGACCGAGGACTGCGACCTGACCCGCACGCCGCCGCGCGACGAGGACGAGGGCCTGATGCGCTCGATCCCCGGCGGCATGGCGAAATCCTGAGGAGATCGACATGGATCAGGAACGCAACGTGATCGACGCCGCCGTCGCGCATCTGCGCAAGGCGGAGATCGTGCCCATCGGCGGCGAGGGCGACGTCTCCGCCATCGTCAAGCCCGCAGGCGTGACGGTGCAGCTGGAGCGCATGGAGCTGTTCCGGCCGCATCCGTCCGCCATCCGCGCGGAGGTGGCGCTGGAGACGCCGGCGAGCTTCGTCGACTATGTCCGCGACTTCACGGTCGCCGGGCGGACCCGCGTTTTCGCTTCGCTTGAGGATCGCAGGGTTCACGCGCGCATGGACTGGCATGGTTCCTCCGGGGCGGCGGGCGACGCGTCCTGGGGCACGCATGACGCCTACTGGCATGCGGCCTACACCGCTGCTTTCGCGGCCTGGGCGGAGGTCGACGGCAGGCCCCTCACGCAGCGCGAGTTCGTCGACTTCCTCGAGGATCGCTGCGCCGACGCGATCGAGCCGGAGCCTGCCGATCTGATGGAGGTGGCGCTCAACTTCGACGCCATCCGCTCGGCGAAGATCCGGTCCGTGGTCAATGTCCACACCAACGAGCGGCGGTTCCAGTTCGAGGAATCGGACACGCCGGCGGGGTCCGTCGCATGCCCGAAAATGCTGACCCTGCGAACGCCGGTGTTCTTCGGGACCGATCCTGTCGAGTGGCGGGCGCGGTTCGCCTACAGCGTCGCGGAGGGTAAGCTGACGTTCACGGTGAAGATCCTGCGTCTGGACGACCTGCTTGAGCAGGAGTTCGCCCGGTTGGTTGATGCGGTCGCCGTGGACCTGCCCGATATTCCGGTGCATCGCGGGCGGGCGTGCAATCGTCACCAGGCGTTCAACGGATGAGCGGGGCGGTCGAGGCGGGCGGCGGGGCGCAACAGCGTCCCGCCGCCGCCGCGCGCAGCGGCCGGCGGATCGCGCCGGAGCTGCGCTCCGCCATCATCGCGGCCGCGGCCTCGGCCGAGTGCCTGGGCGACATTGCCCGGGCGCTCGGCTGCGGCGACTGGACGGTGAAGCACGTCCTCGACCAGCATGATCCCGCCATCGCGCCGGCCATCGCCGCGCGGGGGCTCGCGCGGCGGACCGAGAGCAACCGTCTGCAGGCGGAGGCCATGAACGCGGCCCGTGCGGAGGCGGCGGCGCTGGCGCGGCAGCGCGAGGCCGAGGCGTCGCGCCCGCCCTGTCCGCGGGCCACGCCGGCGCTGTGGGCGCTGCGCAGCCAGCCGGAGCTGTTCGCGCGGCTCGGCGTGCAGGGCGAGCCGGAAACCGAGGCCGAGGCGCGGGTCGCGATCGGGCTCGCGGGCGAGCTGCGGGGCGTCGGCGATGTTTCGGTGAGCATGGCGATCGGCCTCGCCGGGGCGTCGGCATGACCGGCGTCGGCAACCTGTCGACCGCGGTCCGCCAGCGGCGCGTCGAGGCGCATGACAGCCTCGACGACTTCCCGACGCCGCCATGGGCCGCGCGGGCGCTGGTCGAGGCCCTGCGGGGCTCGGGCGAAACCGACTGGCGCGCGCGCACGGTCTGGGAGCCCGCGGCGAACCGGGGCTTCATGGTGCGCGGGCTTGCGGGCGCGGTGCGCTCCGTCCGGGCGTCGGACGTCCACGATTACGGCGTCGGCTTCGCGGTCGGCGACTTTCTGTTCCCCGGTGAGGTCGAGCCGGTCGATTGGGTCATCACCAATCCGCCGTTTCGTCTGGCGGAGGACTTCGCCCGCCGGGGGATGGAAGTGGCGACGATCGGCTGCGCTCTGCTGGTCCGCGTCGCGTTCCTCGAGGGCGCGCGGCGATACCAGGCCTTGTTCGCCGACATGCCGCCGTCCCGCGTCCTGCAGTTCTGCGAGCGGGTGGTGATGCACGCGGGCCGGCTTCCGGATCCCGACGTCGCCGAGCCGCACCAGGTCGAGCGCGACGGCGAGGCGGTCACTGTGATGCGCAAGCCGTCCACGGCGACGGCCTACGCCTGGCTGGTCTGGGAGCGATACCCGGCCTTCGGGCGCGGCGTGACGGTGCTGGACTGGATCCCGCCCGGCACGCGCCGCCGGCTGACCCGGCCGGGCGACTATGCGCCGATGCCGGAGGCGACGGCATGACCGCGCCGGCCGGATACGAGCCGCTGGCCGAGGTTCTGGCCGATGCGCTGGCGCAGGCTGCGGACGGCAAGGGCAAAGAGCGGCACGCTCGGGGCGACACGCCGTTCCTGCGCCAGCCCATATGCGAGATCGCGCGCATGGTCGGCCCGGGCTTCGCGACCGGGCAGGCGATCAAGAAGGCGCAGGAATCGGCCCGCCTGCCCGCGGGGCGTGATGAGGCCGAGCTGCTGGGGGCGATCAACTATCTCGCCGCCGCCGTGCTGGTGCTGCGGGAGGGGCGGGGATGATCGGGAATTATCCCCTCTATCCGGTGGCGATCGGAACGCGGCTCAAGGCCGACTGGATCCCTTTGCACCATGAGCGGCTTCTCGGGTCGCGCTTCGCGGCGACGGTCGACCCCGCCGCCGGGTTCTACGGCATGATGCTCTGGGCGCGCGCTGCGGTGCAGGACCCGGCCGGGACGCTGCCGACCGACGACGTCGAGCTCGCGTTCCTCGCGGGCTTCGGGCGGGACCTGGCGGGCTGGGAGGCGGTGCGGGGCGGCGCGCTCTACGGGTGGGAGCCGATGATCTGCCTGCCGCCCGACGAGGGCGCCACCATCGACGACGGCGTCGTGCGGCTCGGCCATCCGTTCCTCGTCAAGGTCATCGCGCAAACGCTGCAGCGGCTGTCCGACAGCCGGGCGTCGAGCCAGCGCGGTTCCGAGCGGGCGCTGCGTTCGCGCCTCAAGCGGATCATGCGGGAGAAGTGCGGCGCCCATGCGGGGCTGACCGAGCGCGACGACTACGTCTCGGCGGTGATGGCCTTCCTGCATGAGCGCGACCTGCGCTGGCGGGCGGACAACGTCGCGCGGGCGATGGCCGAGGTCTCTCTGCGCGAGGACCGGGCGCGGGCGAACGCGCAATCGGAGTTGGCCGAGGTGGCCAACATCATGCGTTCCCGCCGACCCGTCGACCCATAATCTAGTGTTTCGCGAGTGTTGCGCGAGTGTTTCGCGAAACTGTTTCGCACCCATACCCACACCCATACCTGAAACCCCCTTAGTCCCCCCGCAACACCAGGAGGCCGCCGTGGAAGATGCAGAGAAGGACGTGCCGGGTCGGACCCGGGTGCGCGAGATCCTGATCCGCCCGCTGGAGGCGAAGGGGCTGCGGCGCAAGCGCGGGGTGAAGGCCGAGGACCACGCGAAGACCGTCGAGCGGCTGGTCGGGCGGCTGGCCTACATGACGCCGGACGGGCTGCGGGCGCTGGCCGAGGTGGTGCATCGGCTGGCGGGCGGCCGGGCGCGGGACGAATGGCCGAGCGAACAGGTCGTCCTGCGCTTCGCCGACGGGATCGAAAAGGCGCCGCCCGCCAGCGACCGGCTGCTGACCAGCTACATGGGTTCGGCGGCGGGGCGGGTCGCCTGGGGCGAAAGCCCGTTTCTCGCGGCCGAGCTGGCGAACTTCCTGATCCGCCGCCGCCGCCCCCCGCTCGATGCCGACTGGCCCGGGATCCGCGTCCGCGCGGGGAACCGCCGGCGCGAGCTGGCGGCGGCGGGGCGGCGGCAGGGCGAGGGGCGCGACAGCGAAGCGGATCGGAGCGAGCTCGAGGCATGGCGGCGCGCCGAGCCTCAGGTCCGCGCATTGGTGTTTTCCAAGCAGGAGGATCGGGGCGATGCAGCGGCCTGATATTTGGGCGGGGTGGAGCGACGACGTCTCCAGCTCGCACGTGGACGCGGGCGACGGCGAGCGGTTCGCCGAGCAAGAGCGGCGATTGCGCGTCGCGGTCCGGCGCCATCGCCGGGCAGGCGTGCCGAGCTTGCCCGGCCCCTACGGCGACGCGGGGCCGATCGGGTTCGGTCGTGGTGGGCTTGAGGCGGTCGCGGTCGAGACAGTGATCCCCGATCCGAAGACTGGCGAGGCGCGCGTCCATGCTGCGCGCGCGGTGCGGCGCAAGGGACCCGCCGCCTTGGATGGCCTGCCCAAGGCGCTGCAGGACGCGGCGCGGGAATACGCTGGTCTCGCGGAAATGGTCGCTTCGGTGAGGGCGCCGGGGGACGGGCCGCGGACGGGGCTCGGCGATGGCGGCGCGGCGGCGCGGTGCGAATGGTCGCTCAAGCTGCGCGCCTGCGAGGCGGCGATCGGGTCGGACATGGCGCTCGCGGCCCGGGGCGTCCGGGCGCACGCGGATCGGGGGCGGCGGTCGCTGCGCGTGATCGACGTTGTGAACGCGGTCGCCCTCGACGGTCTGACGGTTGCGGAGCTCCTGCGCCGGTCCGGCTGGTCGCGGGGGCCTTCGACCCGCCGGGCGGTCCTGAGCGCCTACCTCGGCGGCGTCGAGCGGCTGGCGGTGCTGCTCGGGTATATTTCTGCCGAGCGACCGTTGACGGGAAAATCCGCGTGAGTGCATCTTGTCGTCACGCTCTACAACCGCGCCCGGTCGATCCTTCGCCCGGGCGCGCTGCGTTCGGGGCTGCCTTTCCCAAGCATGAACCCGAGCGGGTCCTTCCTGGGCGGATCCGTATACGGGACGCTTAAGCGCATACGTTTAGAGTCGCTAAACAAACGGCAAAGCCTAAACTCCAGCTAAACCAATGAGGCCATGACCACGGTCAACGCATCCGGTCTGGCGAAGGCGCTCGACGTGTCGCCCGGCCGGATCAGCCAGTATGTCCGCGAGGGAAAGCTCGACGGCTGTTACGCCGGCGAAGGGCGCGCGCGCCGGTTCGACCTGGCGAAGTGCGCCGAGGCTCTCGGCCGGACGCTCGACCAGGGCCAGCTGATGGGCAACGGCGCCGGGACCGCCCGGGCCCTCCGCGACCTGGCCGACCTCGAGCCGTCCGACGGCGAGGGCCGCGGCGCCCCGGCGATCCCGCGGAGCGACCCGGCCGCTGACCGCTATCAGCGGGCGCGCGCCGAAATGGCGGAAATGAAAGCGACCGAGGGTCGGCTCAAGCTCGCCGAGCTCGAGGGGCGATATGTGCTCGCGTCGCAGGCCGAGCTCGAGATCCGCCGGGCGCTGGCCGCCGAGGTCGCCGAGTTCGAGACCGTGCTGCGGACCGCCGCGCAGCAGGTCGCCGCCGAGCATGGTCTCGACGCGCCGACGGTGCGCGCGGTGCTGGTCAAGGCATGGCGCGAGCATCGCCAGCGTCGCGCGGACCTCGCGGCGGCGCAGGCGGCGGGCGCCGAGTTCGCCGACGTCGAGGCCGCCGAGGCGGAGGCCGTCGCGTGTCAGTGATCGCGCACGGGCCGTTCCTGGTCCCAGCTGAGAGGGTCGTCATGGGGGCCATCGCCGCGGCGATGCAGCCGCCGCCGCCGCCTGAGGTTTCGGGCTGGGCCGAACGCAACCTGTCGTTCGACCAGGGAAGTCCGTTCCCGGGTCCCTATGACTCGTCCCGATTTCCGATGCTGCGGCGGATCCATGAGGTTCTGAGCCCCGACCACCCGGCGCGGGAGGTGACGGTCCGAGGCTCGGCGCAGATCGGCAAGACCGATGCGCTGATCAAGCCCTTTCTCGGGTGCATCTTCGACATGGCCCCGCGGAATACGCTGGTGGTCCACCCGACCAACACGGCCGCGGCCGAATGGGTGCGAAGCAAGTGGATGCCCTATCGGCGCACCAACCCGAGAATGCGGGCGGTGTTCGGATCGTCGGCCGGCCAGCTCGACAACATGGGCTATCAGGAGACCCTCGACCGGACCTGTTCTCTGCGAACGGTCTCGGCCGGCTCGCCCTCGGAGCTGAGCGGGACGACCCGGCCCAACGTGGTCATGGACGACCTGTCGAAGTTCGAGTCGACCGCGCTGGGCGATCCGGAGTCCCTGGCGGTCTCGCGGGCGGAAGCGTTCGAGGACGCGAAGATCGGGCGTTTCTCGACGCCGATGATCACCGGGGCCTGCCGGGTATCGCATGCCTACCAGCGCGGGACCGCGGAAGAATGGCGGATGCCGTGTCCGCACTGCGACCACCGACAGGCGCTCGCCTGGGAAAACTTCCGGGTCGACGAGGATGACCCCGGCCGCTCGCATTTCGTCTGCGTCGCTTGCGGGGCCGAGATCGAGTTCAAGCATCGCGACGACATGGTCGCCGCGGGCGAGTGGGTGGCGACCAACCCGAAAGGGGATCACCCGAGCTTTCATCTGTGGCGGGCGATCATGCCCTTCCGCGATTGGCGCTCGATCGCGGTCTCCTGGCTGCAGGCTCGGGGCGACGCCGGACGCGAGCAGACGTTCTTCAACGACGTGCTGGGCCTGCCCTATGAAGCGGCCAGCGACGCGCCGGGCTGGGAAGAGCTGCGCAACCGCGCCGAGAACGCGGTCGAGGCGGTGCAGAAAGGGCGGATCCCGACGGGTCTCCCGATCCTCGCCTGCGGCGTCGACTGTCAGGGGACCTGGCTCGAGTGGCAGGTCGTCGCCTTCGGGCGGAACAACCGCGCCCACGTCGTCGATCATGGGCTGATCCCGCACCATATCGGCGAGGCCGAGGCATGGGCGGAGCTCGACGGGCTGCTCAAGCGGCGGTGGCGGAACGAGGCGGGCCGCGACATTCGCCTCGACCGTCTCGCGATCGACGGCGGCGCCTATACCGACGACGTCTGGACCTGGGCGAAGCGCCACCCGTGGGAACGGGTTTCGATTTCCAAGGGCGCCAGCTCCGACAAGGGGCCGATCTACCAGGCGCAGAAGTTCGAGCGGCGGCGCGACGGCAAGGTGAAGCGCCGCCAAAAGCGGGCTTTCATGGTCAACGTCTCCGCTTTGAAAGCGGTCCTCTATGCCGACCTCAAGAAAGAGGACCCGCAGGCGCGCGGCTTTCAGAGTTTCGCCGCGGGCCTTGGCGATGCCTTCTTTCGGGGCCTCTGCGCCGAGCGGCGGATCCTCAAGCGGAACCGCTTCGGGGTCATGGAAAGCCGCTGGGAAGTGATCGAGGCGGACGGGCGCAACGAGCCGCTGGATACGCGGGTTCTGGCAGAGTTCGCCGCGCGGCTCGCGGGCTTCCGGTCGGCGACGGACGCCGAGTGGGATGCGCTGGAGGCCGAGCGCGATGCTCCCGCGCCCGATGCCGAGCCCGACCTCTTCGACCGTCCGGTGACCGCGGCCCCTGCTTCGGAACCGCCGGCGCCCACGCCGGCCTCGGCCGCAAGCCCTGCGGGCGCAAGTGACCTGGCCGCGCGGTTCGCCGCCCTTCGGAAGGGATGACATGACCGATCAAGCGACCCTGACCGTGCGCCTGGCCGAGGCCGAGGACGCGCTGCATGAGCTCCGCCTCGGGCGCTCGGCGGTGCAGGTCCGCACGTCCGACGGCAAGTCGGTGTCCTATGCCGCCGCGGACGCCGGTCAGCTGCAGACCTATATCGGTCAGCTGCGCCGCCAGCTCGGCCAGCGTCGGCGCGGCGCGGCGATCGGGGTGAGCTTCCGATGACCCGAGCGGGTTCGCATGTGCGCCGGACGCTCGCCGACATTCGGCGAGGCGGCGGGATCCGGGCGGCGCTCGAGACGTCGCAGCCCTACGATGCGGCCGACGTCATGACGTCGGAGGTCGCGGCGTGGAGCCCTGGCCGGGATCACCCGGATCGCGAATTGGGATGGGCGCGTGACACGGTCACCGCCCGGGCGCGCGACCTCGCCCGCAACAACGGGTTCGCCGCGGGCGCCGTGCAGCGGGAGGTCGACTCGGTCGTCGGCGCCCGGTTCCGGCCGACCTCGCGTCCCGACTGGCGCGCGCTGGGGATCGACCGCGAGACGGCGCAGGCGGTCGGCGCCCAGATGGACGCGGCCTGGCGGACCTGGGCGGACGATCCGCTGATGCGCTGCGACGCCTCGCGGGCGCTCGATTGGGGCGGCCTGGTGGCGCTCGGGTATCGGACTTACTTCCTCGAGGGCGACGCGCTCGCCGTGCTGCATTGGGACGAGGGCGCCACCGGCTTCCGGACCCGGCTGCGGGTGGTGGACCCCGACCTGCTGGACAATCCGCAAGGCATGACCGACCGGATCGACATGCGTCGCGGCGTCGAGATTGACGAGCATGGCGCGGCGCTCGCCTATCATTTCCGGCGGGATCACCCGAGCGCCATGTGGGGCGGCCAGTCCTGGGCATTCGATCGGATCGAGCGCGAAACCGAGTGGGGCCGGCCGCAGATCGTCCATTTCTTCGACAAGCATCGGGACGGGCAAAGCCGCGGGGTCTCCCGTCTCGCGCCGGTCTCCGACGCTCTCAAGATGGAAGACAAATACGGGCGGGTCGAGCTGCAGGCCGCCGTGCTGAGCGCGATCCTCGGGGTCTATGTCCGAAGCCAGCTCGCGCCCGACGAGGTGTCCGACCTGCTGAGCGACGGCAAGTTCCTCGCGCTCAACGACGCGCGGCGCGAGCTGATCGGGGCAAACGGCCTGACCTTCGGGGGCGTCCGCATGCCGGTCCTGCCGCCGGGCGACAGCATCGACACCGTGAAGGCGGAGCGGCCGGGCGGGAGTTTCGAGGCGTTCGAGGCGGCCGTCCTGCGTCGGATCGCGGCGGGCCTGGGGACGAGCTACGAGCAGCTGGCCGTCGACTGGTCCAAGACGAATTACAGTTCGGCCCGCGCGGCGCTGGTGGAAATCTGGCGCGGCTGGACCGCCCGCCGGGTGAGCTTCGCGCAACGCTGGTGCGCGCCGATCCGCCTTGCGGTCATGGAAGACGCGATCGACCAGGGGCTCGTCGAGCTTCCGGCCGGCGCGCCTGCGTTCTGGGAAGCCCCCGGCGCGTGGCTTCGGGCGAAGTGGATCGGCCCCGGCCGCGGGTTCGTGGACCCGACCAAGGAAGCGCAGGCCGCGGCCATGCGCGTTTCCCTCGGCCTGTCGACTATGGAAGACGAGGCGGCCGAGCTGACTGGCGCCGATTACGAGGACAACCTCGCCCAGCTCTCGCGCGAAATCGCCGAAATGCCGGAGGGCGTTCTGCACCCGGCGCAAGAGCGGTTCGCCGAGCTGATCGGCGGCGAGCATGCCAGCGACCGCGACGCTGGCCCGGCCTCGACCGCCTGACCCTCGACCCTTCGGAGGCATTGCCATGCTGACCCGCAACGGATCCGCGCTCGCGCGGCTCTGCGCCGGACCTCTTGCGCTGTCGGAATCCGCCCTCGATTGGGCGGAAGGCCGCGCCGCACGCGCCCTCGCCCTGCAGGAGGCCGGGGGCGCGCCGCAGGGCGTCGCCTGGTCCGACGACGCCATGTCCGCGGCCGCCACCGGCTGGCGGCCCTATGACATGCGCGAGGGCGTCGCGCTGATCCCGGTGCAAGGGATCATCCTGCCGAGTTTCTGCCTGATCGGCTGGGACGGCGCGACGGGCTGCGAGCAGCTGCGCTGGCAGGTCGAGACCGCCCTCGCCGATGACCAGGTGCAGGCGATCGCGCTGATGATCGACAGCCCGGGCGGCTACGTCGCCGGGGTCGACGAAACCGCGTCGGCCATCCGGGCGGCGCGGGGGGCGAAGCCGGTGGCTTCGATCGTGATGGGGCATGCGTTCTCGGCCGCGTTCTGGCTGGCCAGCGCGGGCGACACGATCAGCTGCCCGCGGACCGGCGGGCTCGGCCATATCGGCGTGATCAGCCTGCATATGGACGTGACCGGCTGGCTCGCCGCCGAGGGGATCAAGCCGACGCTGTTCCGCTCCGGTGCTCACAAGGCCGAGGGCCACCCGCTCGAGCCTATGACCGATGCGGCCGCGGCGTCCGTGCAGGCCGAGCTCGACGACCTGCGCGGCGTGTTCGCCGAGGCGGTCGCCGAAGGTCGCGCCGGGGCGATCGACGTCGCCGGCGTCCTCGCCACCGAGGCGCGGGCCTATCTCGGCCCGCAGTCGCTCGAGGCCGCGCGCAAGCTCGGGCTCTTCGACGCAATCCTGCCCAGCGACCAGGCGCTCGCCCTGTTCGTCGAGGGCGCAACCGCCGGCGCCGCCGGCTGACCAAGGAGGAACCTCATGACGCGGTTCACGTTCGCCAATCTGGCGAGTCGCGGCTCCAAGCCGAAAGCCAGCGACGAGGCCGAGCCGGATACCGAGGTCGAGGCCGAGGACGCCCCGGCTGAGGAAGAGGAAGACACGGGCGCCGCCGCCGAAGGCGAGGACGCGGCCCCGGAGGAAGACGAAGAGGGTGAGGGCGAAGAGGTCGCCGCGTCGGCCCGGCGCAAAGGCTTCGCCGCGGGACGCAAGGCCGAGCGCAAACGCTGCGCCGCGATCTTCGCCGCCGCGGATCCCGCCTCGGTCGCGATGGCCGCGCAGCTCGCGTTCAACACGTCCCTGTCGGCCGACGAGGCCGTGGCGACCCTCGCCGCGGCCCCCAAGGCCGGCGGCGGCCTCGGGGCTCGCATGCAGGGCCGCAACCCGGCCGCCCCGTCCGCCGGGGCCGCCGGCGCGTCGAGCGACGACGACAAGGCCGCGGAGCGCATCCTCGCGCTGCGCCGCCCCGGCAAGGCCGCCTGACAATCACGCCGGCGGGGCCTGACCCCGCCGGCGTCCTTGCAACCTGATCGAACGGGAGGCCGTCATGGTCAGCCGCACCACCGAAACCTACGACCCGTCCGGCCTGCTGGCCGGTGGGTTCCCCGTGTTCGTCGAGAAAGCGACGATCGCGGATTCCGTCGCCCTCGCCGCGGGCGCCGTGCTCGGCCGGATCACGACCGGGGGCAAGTATCTGCTGTCCGCGTCCGGCGCGAGCGACGGGTCGCAGGCCCCGAAAGCGATCCTCGCCGAGGCGGCCGACGCCTCCGATGGCGACGTCGAGGCGCTGGTCTACGTCGCCGGTTCCTTCGATGTGGACAAGCTGTCCTTCGGGACCGGACACACCGCCGCCTCCGTCGCGACGGCCCTGCGCGCCGCCCAGGCGCCTCTGTTCCTGGTGTCGCCCGTCGCCTGACGCGACGGGCGTCCCGCCTCTTCATTCACTCACGCATCGGGAGGCTACGATGCCCGACTCCTACACCACCCGCACGCTGGTCGGCGTGCTCGGCGGGCTCGACCGCCCGCAGCTGTTCCTGCTGGACACGTTCTTTCCGGACCTGGCGCTGTTCGATACCGAGACGGTCGATTTCGACAAGCTCGATCGCATGACCGGACTGGCCCCGTTCGTGTCGCCGCTCAAGGCCGGGACGCCGGTCGCCGCCCGGGGCGCCTCGGTCGAAAGCTTCACGCCGGCCTATGTGAAGCCCAAGAATGAGCTGGACGCCTCGCGTCCCCTGCGCCGCCGCCCGGGCGAGCGGTTCGCCGGCGCCATGTCCGCGAGCGAGCGTCGCGACCTCGCCCTCGTCGACCTGCTCGAGGACCAGTATATGCGCGTGCTTCGGCGCAAGGAGTGGATGGCCTCGGCCGCCCTTCGCACCGGGGCCGTGACCGTCGAGGGCGAGGGCTTCCCGGCGCAGTCGGTGAATTTCGGGCGGGCGTCGGGGCTGACCAAGGCGCTGCTGACCTCCGCGCGCTGGGGCGAGTCCGGGGTCTCCCCCCTCGACGATGTGCAGACCTGGGCCGACGAGGTCGCGACGACCTCGGGCGCCTCGGCGACGACCGTGGTCATGGACCCGAAGGCCTGGGCGCTGTTCCGCAAGGACCCGCAGGTCGCGGCGCTGCTCGACTATCGCTATGCGCGTTCGACCGAGGTCGAGCTCGGCCCGGTCGCGCGCGGCGAGGGGCAGTGGGCGACCTATGTCGGTTCGGTCGGCCAGTTCGACGTCTGGACCTATTCGCAGCCCTACACCAACGAGGACGGGACCGCCGGCAACATGATGCCGGATTACACCGTCATCCTCGGCGGGCGGGGCGTCGAGGCCGGCGTCGCCGGCTACCAGGCGCACGGGGCCATCAAGGACCCGCGGGCCGGCTACCAGCCCCTCGAAATCTACCCGAAGAGCTGGATCGAGGACGACCCGGCGGTCGAGTGGGTCATGAGCCAGTCGGCGCCGCTGGTGATCCCGGCCCGGCCCAACGCCTCGCTCTGCGCGACCGTGCGCTGATCAGTCGGCGAAGACGCGGGCGCGCCCGATCGCGGCGCGCCCGCCTTGCGCCTGACGGCGCAAAAGACAGGAGGCCGACATGGCGAATATGAAAGTGGTAAGCGCCCGAACGCTGGTGACTGGGAAGGCGTCCAAGCGGGGCGGCGAAGTCGAGCGGATCGAGCACGCGCCGGGCGATGTGGTGAGCCTGCCGGCCGAAGAGGCGGAGGCGCTGATCGCGCGCGGGCTCGCCTGGGCCGCGCCGGCGGCGCCCAAGGCGCGGGCGACGCCCTCGGGACGCGACGACGAAGGCGAGGCTGGCTCGGACGACGTCGAGGGCGAAGCTGGCTCGGGCTCGGGCGACGGCGAGGCCGAAGCTGGCTCGGGCGGCGCCGCGTGATGACGGTATTCGACCGGGCGGTGGACCGGCTTTTCGCTGATCCCAACCTCGGGCTGGCGGCGCATCGCGTCGATGGCTTGGGCGGGCAGTCCAGTATTCGGATCCTGCGCCGCCGTCCGGACGAATTGACGACCTGGGGCGGGGCGTCGCTGGTGACGGACGCCGATCTGATCGAGGTCCGGGTCTCGGAGGCTCCGAACCTCGCCGCCGGCGATATGCTGGTGATCGCAGGCGAGGCGTTCCGGGTGGTCGGCGAGCCGCAGCGTGACGCCGACCGGCTTGTCTGGTCCGCGCAGGTTTCGCCCGCGTGAAGCTCGATTTCAGCGTGACCGGCCTTGCGCAGGCCATGCAGGAAGAAATCGCCGGCGGGCGCCGGGCGGTTTCGGCCAGCATGAAAGAAGTCGGCGACGGCCTGAAAATGGAATGGCGCGGGCAGGTCACGTCGGCCGGTCTCGGTCGTCGCCTGTCCAACACGGTCCGGAGCGAAACGTTCCCGAAGGGGCGCGACAGCATCAACGCCGCGACGCTGGTCTGGTCGAAAGCCCCCAAGATTCTCGAGGCCTATGAAGAGGGCGCGCTGATCCAGTCCGACAGCGGGTTCTTCCTCGCGGTTCCGACCGCGGCGGCTGGGACCGCGTCGCGAGGCCGGAAAGTCACGCCCGGCGATTGGGAGTCGCGGCGTGGGCTCAAGCTCCGCTTCGTCTATCGCAAGGGCCAACCGAGCCTCCTGGTCGTCGACGCGGCCCGCATCAACGCGCGCGGGCTCGCCGTGGCCTCGCGTTCCAAGACGGGTCGGGGGCAGGTGACCGCGGTCATTTTCCTCCTGATCCCGCAGGTGCAGCTTGCCAAGAAACTCGACCTCGCCCGCGCCGCCCAGACCTGGGAGGGGCGGCTGCCGGGCCGGATCGTGCGGAATTGGGCCAGCGGGCGGATCGGGGGCGGGCGATGAGCGACAGTGTTTCGGAGGCCGTGCTCAAGGCGCTGTTCGTCGCCCTCGAGGCGGGCGCCCCGTCGGGCGTGCGGGCGCTTCGCAACGCCACGTTGCCCGGCCGCATTCCCGCCGGCGGGCTGTTGATCCTGCGCGACGGCGACCCGGGCGAGCCGGAGCCGACGCTCTCGCCGCTCGCCTATCACTATCAGCACCGCGCGGAGCTCGAGTTTCTGGTGTCGGGCGAAGAGGGCGGCCCGCGGGATGATGCTTTCGACGCGCTCAAGCTGGCCGTCGCCGTCGCGGTGAGCGCCGACCGCACGCTCGGTGGGCTCTGCGACTGGATCGAGGCGCAAGCCCCGGCGCCGCAGGACGTCAGCCCCGAGGGCGGCCAGCCGATCAAGGCCGCGATCGTCCCGATCATTCTGCACTACTCGACCCCCGATCCCCTTCTCTGACCCCGAACGACAGGAGGCCTTGATATGGCACGCGCTCAGGGCGCGCGGGCGCAGTTGCTGCTCGCGTTTGAAAGCACTTACGGGACCGCGCCGGCGAGCGGGTTCACCCGCATTCCGTTCGTCCGGTCCACGCTCGGAAGCGAGCAGCCGCTGATCGACAGCGACCTTCTCGGCTACGGCCGGGATCCGCTGGCGCCGATCAAGGACGCGCTGACGGCCGACGGCGAGGTCTCGATCCCGCTCGACGCGCACGCGCTCGGGTTCTGGCTCAAGGGCGCCTTCGGGGCGCCGACGACGACGGACAACGGCGACGGGACGTTCGATCATGTGTTCGCGTCCGGGGGCTGGGACCTGCCGTCCCTCGCGATCGAGGCGGGGCTCCCTGATCTCCCGCGTTTCGCGATGTATTCGGGATGCGTGGTCGATCAGCTGTCCTGGACCATGCAGCGGTCCGGCCAGCTGACCGGGGCCGTGACGCTGGTCGCGCAGAACGAGGCGAAAGCCTCGACGACGCAGGGAGGGACTCCGGCGTCGATCGAGCTCGCACGGTTCGGTCATTTCAACGGGTCCATCAAGCGCGAGGGCTCGGCGCTCGCCAACGTGACCTCTGCGCAGGTCACCTATGCGAACAACCTCGATCGGGTCGAGACGATCCGGAGCGACGGGCTTATCGCCGGCGCCGACCCTTCGGTCGCCGCTCTGACCGGGCGGATCGACGCGCGGTTCGCCGACGAGACCCTGCTCGACCAGGCCCTCGCCGGTGAGGCCTGCGAGCTCGAGTTCGCTTATGCGCTGGCCGACGGGTCGAGCTTCACGCTGACCGCGCATGCCGTCTACCTGCCGCGCCCGCGGGTTTCGATCGAAGGGCCGCAGGGCGTGCAGGTCAGTTTCGACTGGCAGGCCGCTCTCGCCGCGTCGCCCGCCCGGATGGCGACCGCGACGCTGATCAACGAAGTGGCGAGCTACTGACATGAAGCGCCTCAACCTCAACCCGACCCCGCGATGGGTCGAGATCGACGCCGAGCTCTCGGTCGCCGTTCGTCCGCTGTCGCCCTTCGACCTCGCCGAAATGTTCGAGGGCGACGAGGCCTGGGCTCCGATAGTCGAAGCTGCGGGGAAGGGCGGCGGCTCCGGCGAGGATATGGCGCGGAGCATGAGCCCCGGGGCCTTGCTGAACCTGATCGGGCGCTTTGCGGCGCTGGTGGTGGCGGACTGGACCGTCTGCGACGCCGAGACCGGCGAGCGCCTGCCGGTCACGGCCGAAGCGACGCGGGCCATGCTGCGCGCCGAGCCCGAGCTCGCCGGGCCTTTCCTCGACCGGATCCTGGGCCCGGCTCTGGACGGTATCAAGCAGCTGGACGCGGAAAAAAACGTATCCGCGCCCTCGCCGGATGGGCCTACGGCGGGGGCGGAGACTACTGCGCGGGATGCGACGCCGTCTGCGACGCGTGTCCCGCGAGGCTGAACCGGCCGCAAACGCGAGAAGGCCGCCAGGTCTGGGACCTGGCGAGCCGGCTGGAGGGACAGCTCCGCGTCGCCCCGGGCGGCGTGGTGATGGGTTGGGACATGACCGCCGCGCTCGCGCTCGGCGGGGCCCTGGGGATCGAGCCGGCGGCGACGGCTGAGCTCTTGCCCATAATTGAGGCCGAAATGGCCCGGGCGATCAACCAGCGGAACGAGGGGGGCGGGGATGGCTGAAAAGCGGGTTTCGGTTCGCTTCGGAGCGACCGGCGGCGACAGGGTCGAGGCGGAGCTCAAGGGCGTCGCCGATGCGGGCGAGCGTGGGTTCGGGCGTCTCTCGAAAGAGGTCGAGGCGGCCGGGAAGCGTCTCGACGGCTTCGCCCGGCGGGCCAAGCTGGCGGCGGCGGCGGTGGCTGCGGCCACGGCTGCCGCCGCGGGCGCGCTGGTGAAATCCGGTCTGGATACGGTCGACGCGCAGGCGAAGCTCGCGCAATCGCTGGATACGACGGTCGAGTCCATCCAGACGCTCGAGCGCGCGGGCGAGCTCGCAGGCGTGTCCATGTCTGGGATCGAGCAGGCCACCAAGGACCTGACCCGCCGGCTGAGCCAGGCCGCGTCCGGTGGCGGCCCGGCTGCGGATGCGCTCACGCGCCTCGGCCTGTCGGCGCGGGAGCTTATGGACCTGCCGCTCGATCAACGGGTGCAGGCGATCAACGAGGCGATCCTCGAGTTCGTTCCGGCCGCGGAGCGCGCGACAGTGGCGGGCAAGCTCTTCGGCGAAGAGGGCTCGATCGCCATGGCGCGCGTCGACACCGCGACGCTTCGACAGGCGTCGCTCGACGTGCGGGCCTTTGGTGTTGCCGTTTCGGAAATGGACGCGGACCAGATCGAACGAACCAATGATGCGGTATCGCGGCTCGGTCTCGTCTGGCGAGGGCTCGCCAACCGTCTCGCCGTCGCGGTCGCGCCGGCGCTGGAGGATATCGCCGACGCCATGGCGGTGATCGCGACGCAGGTCATTCCCGCGTTCGGAGCCGGGATCTCGGCGGTGAGCGACAATATCGACAGGCTGGCGACCTATGCGGCGACCTTCGCCGCCCTGATGGCTGGCCGGTGGGTGGCGGGGATGGCCGCCGCGGCGCTGTCGGTCAAGGGGCTCGCGGCGACCTTCGTGATCCTTCGTGGCGCGATCATCCGCACTGGGATCGGGGTGCTGATCGTCGGCGCCGGCGAGCTGGTGTTTCAGTTCGGTCGACTCGTCCGCGCCGCCGGCGGGTTCGGTGAGGCGCTGGATGCTCTCCAGCGGGTGGCCTCCGAGGTCTGGGAGCGTATCAATCTCGGCGCCGGCTATGTCGCGGCGAAGATCGCATCGGTGGCGCTCGAGGTGGCGATCCGCTTCACGCATGGGTTCGCCACGATCGCCGAGGGCTGGGCGTCCTTGATGCGCGGCATGGGGATCGAGGCGGGTGGCTTCGCCGAGGACCTGCAGGCGACCGTGTTCAGGCTCTCGGTGGTGCAGGCCGACGTCAACGCGGCGGCCGCCGCCATGGGGGACGCCTTCACGGCGCCTATGGAAAGCGTCGCCGCACTGCGGGCCCTTGTGTCGGACTTTGGCGAAGACGGCGCCGCGTCCGTCTCCAAGGTGACCGAGGCGCTGGCGGATCTTGGCGACGAGGCGGACGACGAGGGCGGGAAGGGTGGGGGCAAGGGCTCGAGCGGAAAGAGCGCAAAGTCGCGGGTCGATAGCCTCAAGGACTCCGCGGAGCGCCTGAGCGAGACCATGCAGGGTGTCAAGAGCGCCGTGGGCGGAGCCTTCTCGGCGTTCGTCAACGGGACCAAGCGAGCGGACGCGGCGCTCGCCGATATGCTGGCGAGCCTCGCCCAGGTCGCCACAAATCGCGCCTTCGACATGCTTTTCGGCGTCGTCGCGGACGGTCTCACGGCCGCGCTTTCCCCCTCGGCGGCGGCCGCGGGCGCGCCGGTGTCCTATCTCGGGGCGGGCAATCCCATGCCCGTCTACAAGGCCGCCGGCGGCGGCCATATCGCTGGGCCGGGGACGTCGACCTCCGACAGCATCCCCGCGTTGCTCTCCGACGGCGAGTTCGTCGTCAACGCCGCGGCGACGTCCCGCCACCGGGCTCTGCTGGAGATGATCAATCGCGGGGGCGAGGCGCGGCGCTTGTCGCGTGGCGGCCCCGCGGGGCCCGGCGTGCCGCAGGCGTTCCGGTCGGGCGGGCCTGTTTCGGGGGGCTCGACCGGGTCGGGGGCCGGTGGCGGCCTGACGCTGCAGATCATCAACAACTCGTCAGCTCAGGTGGCGGGGGAGGTGCAGGAGGCGACCGACGTCAGCGGCCGGCGCGTGATGCGGCTGGAGATGGCCGACGCCGTTGGCCAGGCCATGACCACCCGAGGCGGAGGCGGGCGGCGGGCGCTGCGCCAGCAGTTCGGCATTGCGCCGGTGGGGACCCGGCGATGACGCTGCTCGTGTACCCGCCCGACCTCCCGCGGCCTAACCGGGGCGGCTGGCAGGTCCAGCGTCAGGAGCCGCGCCTGCGCAAGTCGGCCGAGTCCGGCCCGCCGGGCTACCGCCGACGATGGTCCTCGGTCGCGAAGGGCGTCGCCCTTTCCACGGATCTCTCCCGCTCGGAGAAGGCGGTCTTCGACGACTTCGTGGAGCAAACCGGCTTCGGGGCGCGGCCCTTCGACATGGCGGACCCGACCACCGACGGCTGGCCCATGCTCGATCATTTGGGTCAGCCGGTGCTGACCGACGCCGGCCTGCCGGTGCTGCTCGCCGCCCGCTGGCTCTGTCAGTTCGACCAGCTTCCGGTCGAGACGCTGACCCGGGCCCTGACCTTTCGCATGACGTTCAGCGTGTGGGTGATGCCGTGAGACGGGAAAGCATGAACGCGCGCCAGGCGCTGGACGCGGCCAGCTCGGCCGAGGTCGAGGTCGCGCTCTTCGTGATCGAGCATCCTTCGCTCGCGTCGCCCGTGCGCCTCTCAACCGACCCGACCGAGCGCCTGTCCGCCGACCCGCTCATCTACGGAACCCGGTCCAGCTGGTTCGGTGCGAACAAGGTCACCGAGCCCTATCTGTTCGTCCTAGTTTCGGCCGAGCTTCCGGGCGACCAGGACGACGCGCCCGCCGCCGCGACGCTGGTGTTGGAGAGCGTCGACAACGATATCGCCAAGCTCCTGCGGTCCTTCACCGACCGGCCGGTGATCCATATGGCGGTGGTGCTGGCATCGAGCCCCGACCTGGTCGAGATGGAATGCCGAGATCTTCGCATTGTCGCGGCCGAGGGCGATGCGGGGCAGGTCTCGCTCACGCTGACCCGCGCCCCGATCGAGGACGAGACCGTCCCCATGGACCGCTTCACGCGTGACCGCTTCCCGGGGCTGTTCCAGTGATCTGGGCGGACTCTTATGTTGGCCTGCCCTGGGCGGATCTCGGCCGAAACCGCTCGGGCTGCGACTGTTACGGGCTGGCCCGCATGGTCTATGCCGAGCAGCTCGGGATCGCGCTGCCCTCCTATGCAGGCGCCTATCCCTGCGCGGGCGAGCAGGCGGAGGTCGCCGCGCTGATCGGGCGGGAATCGGAGCTTGGCCCGTGGCGTCCCGTGGCGGACGTCGTCGCGCCCTTCGACCTTCTGCTGTTCCGGCGCGGCCGCCTCGCCTCTCACTTGGGCGTCGCGCTCGGCGATGGGCGGATGCTGCACATGGACGGCGAGGCGCAGGCCCGCGTCGCGCGGCTGGATGATCCGCGGTGGCGCATGCGGTTCGTCGGCGCTTTCAGGCATGCCGAAGCCGGGGCTCGGATCGCATGACCCGCCTGATCCCTGTCACCGCAGCTCCGCTTTTCGATCCTGCGCAGGCCCGGCGCGAGCTGGAATTGCCCGAGGGGCTGACCGTTGCGGAAATGGTCGCCGCCGCGCTTCCGGCGCTGGCCGAGGAAGACCGGCGACGCTTGCGCGTGACCCTCGTTACCGCCCGCGGCATGTCCGCGCCCGACCCGGCGACCTGGTCCCGTTTGCGGCCCCGGCATGGTGCGCGCGTGGTCATCCGGCTCGTCCCGGGCGATGATCCGGTGTTGCGCTCGGTGCTGCTGATCGCAGTCGCTGTCGCCGCGATCTATGTGGCCGGCCCCGTGGCGGGCGCGATCCTGGGCGTCGCCGCGCCCAGCACCACGGCGACCGCGATCACGGCCGCGGTTCTGACTGGCGTCGGCGGGCTGCTGGTTGGAGCCTTGATCCCGCCGCCCTCCGCCGCCCGCCAGGACGCGGCGCGCTCGATCTACCAGGTGCAGGGCTGGCGCAACGAGGCGCGGCCAGGCGAGCCGGTTCCGTTCCTGCTCGGACGTCATCGCTACGCGCCGCCCTTCGCCGCGCCCTCCTATACCGAGATCGTCGGCGACGAGCAGTATGTGCGGGGCTTGTTCTGTTTCGGCTACGGGCGGTTGGACATTTCCGACCTGCGCCTCGGCGACACGCCGCTGAGCGATTTCGAGGACGTCGAGGTCGAGATCCGCGAGGGCGTTCCGGGGGACGACCCCGTGACGCTTTACCCGCGCCAGGTGATTGAAGAGTCGGTGGGCGTCGAGCTGATCCGGCCGCTGCCGCGCGACGTGGACGGCGACGTGATCGTTGGTGACTCGGCGATCGCGACGCCGGTGGTGCGTTGGACCGCTGCCGACGCGGCTTCGGTCAATCTGATCTTCGCCTTCAGCTCTGGACTTTTCGAGGCGTCCAGCCGCGGCGCCCTGCGCTCCCGCAGCGTCTCTATCCTCATCCGCCAGCGCCCCGAGGCCGGCGGAGCATGGTCGGACGTGGTCACGCTGGAGATCGCGGCCAAGAAGCGCGAGTCCTTCTTCCGCCAGGTCGGGTGGGACCTGCCGTCCCGCGGTCGCTGGCAAATCGAGGTCACGCGCTTGACGGACGAGAGCACCAGCCCGCAGGTCGCGGACCGGGTGTCGCTGGCCGGCCTGCAGTCGATCCGGCCGGAATACCCGCTCGCGATCGCCAGGCCGCTGGCGCTGGTGGCGCTGCGGATTCGGGCCTCCTACCAGCTCAACGGCGCGCTCGACGATCTGAACGGGATCGTGCAGCGCTTCGCCCCCGAATGGGACGGCGAGGACTGGGCGGACGGGCTGAGCCGCAACCCGGCCTCGGCCTACCTCGCCGCCCTGACCGGCCCGCAGAACCCGTACCCCGTCAGCGAGGCTGGGATCGACATGGACCTGGTCGCCGACTGGTTCGACTGGTGCGCGGCCCAGGGGCTCAAATACGATCGGGTCCACGACCGGGCCGAGAGCTTCGGGGACATGCTGCGCGCCATCTGCGCCGCAGGCCGGGCGAGCCCGCGCCACGATGGGCTGCGGTGGGGCGTGGTGATCGACCGGCCGCAGACCGTCGCCGTCGACCATGTCAGCCCGCGGAACGCCTCCGGGATCCGATGGTCGCGGCCATACGTGGACCTCCCGCATGGCTTCCGGGTGACGTTCTTCGACGAGACCAACGGCTGGGCCTCGGCCGAGCGTATCGTGCGGCGCCCCGGCTACGAGGGCGAGATCGAGTTGACCGAGGCGCTGGACGTGCCCGGAAAGACCGACCCGGACGAGGTCGCGATCGAGGCCACCCGGCGGATGCTGGAGCTGATCCACCGGCCGGACCGTTTCTCGGCCGTGCAGGACGGGATCGCGCGGGTGGCGACCAGGGGCGACCTGGTCATGGGCTCCTTCGACGTCCTCGACCGCGTGCAGCGCTCGGCCCGGGTCAAGGCGGTCGAGGGCCGGCTCGTCGAACTGGACGAGGTCGTGGCGGTCGAGGACGGGACCGACTATGCGATCCGCTTCCGGGTCTACGCCGACGACGAGGACACGATCGGGGAGTCGGTCGTCTCCGCCGTGACGCCCGCCGCGGTCGCGAGTGGCGAGACCCGGCTCTTGCGCCTCGCGACCTCGGCCGAGGCGCCTTCGGTCGGCGAACTGATCCACTTCGGAACCGCCGGCTCCGAGAGCCACGCGCTGCGGGTCCGCGCCGTCGAGCCGGGCGAGGACATGGCCTCGGTCTACGCTTATGTCGCCGACGCGCCGGAGATCGAGGCGGCGCTGGCCGACTACGAGCCTCCCGCCTGGAATGGCCGCGTCGGCGCCGAGATCGCGCCGGACCCGGTCACGCCGGCCGCCCCCCGCTTCGTCGAGATCCTTACCGGCCGCACCGGAATGGACGATCCTGACGGGCTGCGCGTGCTGCTGGCCCCCGGTTCGGGCTCCGCCGCGCCGCTCGCCTCCTACAGGCTCGGGCACCGGCTCGCGGGCGCGCCGTCCTGGACCGAGCTGAGCTTGCCGCTCGCCGCCGGCGGGGTCGCCGTCTCGGGCTACGCTGCCGGCGACGACGTGGAGCTGCGGGCGCTCGCGGTGGCTGTCGATGGAACCGAGGGCCCCTTGACCGCGACCGTCGCAGTCACGATCGGCGAGAAGGACTCGCCGCTTCCGGGCGCGCTCGACAGTGACGCTATCGAGGTGCAGGGCGGCCTGGGAAGCCTGTCGATCACGCTCGCCGCCACCGCCGACGAGGCGACGACGCGCGTGCAGGCTTACCTTGTTCCGGTCGGCGACACGCTGGACGCCGAGGCGCACGCCCTCGGCCAGCCTTTCGCGGTCTCGCCTGGCGCCACGCTGTCTTACCTGCACGGGGACGGGACCCGGCGCGAGCTGGTCGAGGATGGCGGCTTCAACACCGGCGCCGGCTGGACCGCCGGCCCGGGCTGGGTGATCGCGTCCGGGGTCGCCGCTCACACGCCCGGCTCGGTCGGCGGTGTCGGGCAGCCGCAGGACCTCGCCGAGGGGAAGACCTACCGGCTCGGGTTCACGGTCTCGGGACGAACCGCAGGCACGGTCACGCCGCGCCTGACGGGCGGAACCGCCCAGGCCGGCGACGCCGTCGCGTCCGATGGCCTGGCGCTGAGCGCCATCGTCGCGACCGCCGGCAACGATGGCGTCGAGTTGCTGGCCTCGATCGACTTCGACGGGGCCGTCGACGACGTGCGGCTCTACCGTGAAACCGGCCGCTGCCTCTCAGCGGGAGCCTGGGACGTCTACCTCGAACCGCAGGATCTTGCGGGTGTTCCCGGGCCGCGCAGCGGTCCATTTCCGATCATCGTCTACTAGGAGTTTCCAATGGCCGAGAATGGAGTCCGGACGCCAGACCTGTCGCAGGCCGTCCTGCTGGACGAGCTGCTGGGCCACCGCGACGGCTCGACTGTCCGCGCTCCGGTCGCCAGCCTCGCCGCGCAGATCGACGAGATCAAACCCCGGTTCGGGGCCGTCGCCAATCTGCTCGCTGACACCGGGCCGTCTCGCGGCGTGGGCGCCATCTGGGAGGCGGGCGGTTTCCGCTACCAGGAGGCTGCGTCCGGCGCGACTGATCACCATGTGACCACCGCCGGCGGCGTGAAGCTCTACGCGATCAGCAGCGGCGGGTGCATCTGTCCCGAGCAGTTCGGGACGGCGAGCGGCGGCACCGGGAACGATCTCGCGCTGCTCGAGGCCGCGCATGATTTCGCGCAGGCGCAGAAATGCGCGATCCTGGCGCAGGGCGTCTATGGCTTGCTGACGCCCTGGGAGGTCGATTCCCAGAACGTCATGATCCGCGGCATCAACCCGACGGCGCACAATCAACCGCGATCCGGTCTCCAGAAGCTGTCCGGCTTCACCGGGCTCGCCGCCCTGGTGGTGGCGGACGGCGTGAATGGCATCACCATTGAGCATTTTTACGTCAACGGGGGGGACTACGCCGAGCCCGATGGGCCCGGCGGCTATGAGGCGGGTCACGGGATCTGGCTGGGCAAGTGCAGCTATGCGACGCTGCGCGAGGTGCAGACGCAAAACCACGCGGGATATGGCATCGTCTTCAACGGGTGCTGGATCCTGCGGACCTATGGGCTGACGGTGCGCTGGAACGGGACGGAGACGGACAACACCTCGGGCGGCATCTGGTGGCGCAACCAGGACCGCGAGAACAACAACCAGGAGCATTTCGGCCTGTTCTGCGTGGGCAACTCTGGGCGAGACCTGTATGCCGACGACGGCGGGGAGGCGCAGCTCCGCGCCAACGCGATCCATGTGTTTGGGGGGCAGATCGAAAGCTCTCTGGCGGATTGCGAGATCGAGGCGGGGACGCTTTTCGACTTCCACGGGACGCAGTTCACCGCGACGGAAGAGGCTCCCGATCCGGCGTTCAAGCTCGGCGATGACGACGCCGCAAATGGCGTCATCGTGCGGTTCATCGGCTGTTACTTCGCGCACAATTCGACCGGCCCGGGGTTCGCGCTTGCCACCGCGAGCAACCTCAAGCAGCTCGAAATCACCGGCTGCACCTGGACGCGGGGGACTAGCTCCAAGTTCCTGGACGCGTCCGGAACGCCGAGAGCCAACAACGATGGCGATTTCCCGATCATCAACATAACGGGCGGATGGGTCGCCGCGGATCAGTTCAGCGATCCCAACCAGGTCGTCGCCGTCAACGGCGGCAACGGGGTCAATGCCGGCTACGAGCCGGGCACGGCAGGGGGCTTCATCCGGTTCGACAGCCGCGAATACGACGTCCCCGCCCAGATCGTGGTGAACCGATCCGGAGGCGCGGGCGTCAATCGGATCATGGAAGTCGGCGACGGCACGGACCTTGACAGGGTGACGTTGCAGAACCTGCGCCTGAGCATCGAGAAGCTGACCGCCGCGCCCGCCAACCCGGGCCAGGGCGACGTCGCCCTGGCTGATCGCCTGACCTGGGACCCGAAGGCCATCGGCTCGGGCGGTCCCTACCTGGTCTGGTGGAACGGCAGCGCGTGGAAACTCCTGAGCGAACAGTAACGCCCCCCCATAATCTCCAGCGGAGACGTCGAATGTCCCTCACACCTCTGTCGCGCGTCGTCGAAACGGCCGTCGAGGCCGCCAAGTCGGTGCGCCGCTCGGCTGTCGACGCCCGGGCCTCTGCCTCCCTCCGCGCCGTCGACATGGTCTCTCTGGTCAATGGGATGCAGGCGCGGTTCGATCGGATCAAGCCGGCGCTGGTTTTCGAGCCAGCCGAGGTGCAGGCGGCCGCCGTCGGGCTCTATGGATCGCAGGCCCCGGCGGACGTGCTGGCGCTGGTCGCCGCCGGGCAGGCCGCTGGCGCGGACGTGGTGGCGGCGATCCTGGCCTCGCCGATCTCGCCGACCGCCACCGCTGCCCACGCCTGGGACGACGCCTCCGGCTTGCTGCTCGACCGCGCCTACGCCGGCGCGGACATTGCGTTCCTCGCCGCCCCTCTCGACGCTCTGATCGCCGCGCTGGAGCCGGTCGGTGGCTGACCTGATCGGGGCAGGATCGGCCGGGCTCGGGCGGTTCCGGGTCGATCGGGCGACGGGCGCTGTCCATTTCGACCCGCTCGCGTCCGAGAGCTGGCCAGAGGACGCTGTTACCGAGACCCGGCTCGCCGTTCTGGTGCGCGACGCGACCGGGGCGCTGGCGCTTGCCGAGGTGGCGGTCGACGTGACCGGCCCGGCCTCGGTCCCGACCTACGTCACCGACGGGATGACTGCGACGGCGACCTGGGACGTGGTGGGGGCGTACTATGACGAATTGACTGAGGCGCGAGAGGCCAGCGCCCGCGTCAGCGGTTCTCGCGCCTCGGGCGAGGAGGGCATCCTGATGGAGGCTGGGGGACGCCAGTCGGGCCTTCTGCTATACGTCTACGACGACACGCTGTATTTCCGCTGCGGCGCTGGCGACGACAGCTCGGACTCCGGCTTTGTTGACGCTCCTGCGCCGACTGGTGATTTCGTGGTCGAGTGGAGCGCGAGCGCGACAACGGGCAAACTCGCCCTCTATGTGGACGGGGCGCTGGTCGACACGTCGACGTTCACATTTAACAAAATTTGTGGGGGCAATGTCGGCTCCCTCGGGGTCGCGGCGGAGCAGGTTGTCACCAATCTCGGGGGTTGGGGCAATGACCAAGGCGCGTTCGAGGGCACCGCGTCCGAGGCGATCATCTACCTGGATCAGATCACCGCGGAGGTGGAGGCATGACGCTCACTGTCCCGGCCCTATCGGGCGCCCTCGCCTATGACGCCGCCGAAACGCTGATCGGGACGTTCGCGCCCACGGGCGGGATCGGGCCCTATGAGGTCGTCGCCATCGGGGCGGAGGCGCTGGCCTGGGCCGCCGCGGCCGAGGCGGCGGACGTGACGATTTCGGGGGCCTGGCCCACGGCGGCGGAGATCTCTGGCGCATGGCCTGCGACCGCCGTGATCGCCGGAGCCTGGCCCGACCCAATGGAGATACGTTGACCATGACCTCGCGGATCACCGCTCGCGACCACCTGGCTGCTGTGGCCTATTTCTCCGATCTGTCCGGCGATCCGATGGATCTGACCGGCGCGACCGTCGCCGCGGCGGCCGGCGCTGTGCCGGGTTCGGTTGCCGCCGATGTTGCGGCTGAGGTCACGATCCTCAGCGCCGTCGGCGGCGCCGTTCAGGTCTGGTTCCCCCCTGGCGCTCTGTCTGGTGCGAGCCGTTGGCGGGTGCAGGTCTGGGCGTCCGTCGACGGCGGCGTCCACACGCTGCCCGAGCTCGCCGTCGAGGTCATCGCAAATGTTGGTGGGGGCGGCTGATATGACCTCGGCGGACATCAAGCGCGGGTGGCGCGCGCTGCTCGCCCGAATGTGGTCGATGCTATCCGCGTCGGCGCTCGCGCTGGCGGTGTCCGCGACGCTCGGCGCCGGCGCGTTCGTCGCAAACTGGATGTGGCGGGGCGCCGTCGCCGAGCTGCTGTTCGGCGCGCTTCAGGACAATCTCGGGATCACCGCGCTCGCCGCGGCGCAGGATGATCTGGCGCAGCGGATCGCGGTGCTCGAGCCCCCGCGCCGGATCGTCCGCTTCGACCCGTCGCTGTCCTACATCGTCGACGGCGCCTGCGTTCAGGGCCAGGAGTGCGAGGCGGTGTTCCTGGTGCGCCGCACGCCGTTCGGGGCGACCTGCGAACCGCCCCTCGCGGTGCCCATGGTCGCGAACCACGGCGGCCGGGAGCATCCCGCCGAGCGGCGCAGCGTGGTCGCCTGGCTCGAGGGGGATGAGTGGGACCGGGGCGCTGGCGCCTACGGGGTCAAAAGCGGCGAGGCCTGGACGCTGGTGCGGCTGATCTTCGTCGTCCCGCTGGCGGCGCTTCCGGGGAGGGCGGTCTACTTCTCCCGCCTCGACTACGACTGCGCAGGAGTTTCGCAGCCGACGCAGGAAAGCATTCGATTGCCATTTGAGATCCTGTCTGGCGCGTAGCGAGCAGCCACGTCCGATTCTCCACCCTACAGACACATATGAGGCCGCCGCGGGCAACCGCGCGCGGGGTATCCGCATGATCCCTTCCGATTTCCGCGGCGCTGGCCGGCCCATCCCCGACGCGGGCCCCTGGCTTGATGCGGCCGAGGCGCTGGACTGCGAGGTCGCCGCAATCCGCGCCGTCGCCGAGGTCGAAAGCCGGGGCGCTGCCTTCCTCGCCTCCGGCCGACCGCCGATCCTGTTCGAGCGGCACGTCTTCCACCGCCTCACCGATGGCCGCTGGTCCTCGACCTATCCGGCGATCTCCTCCCCGGCTGCTGGAGACTATGGCGCGGCCGGCGACGCCCAGTTCTCCCGGCTGCGGGCGGCCATGGACCTAGACCGCGTGGCGGCGCTGGAGGCGGCCTCCTGGGGCCGCTGGCAGGTGATGGGCTTTAACGCCCGGCTCTGCGGGTGGGCAGGCGTCGAGGCTTTCGTTTCGGCCATGTGTGGGAGTGAGGCCGCGCAGATCGCCGCATTCGTCGGCTACGTGCGCGGGGCGGGGCTCGCCGACGCGCTGCGGCGGCACGACTGGGCGGCGTTCGCCCGGGGCTACAACGGGCCGGCCTACGCCGCCAACCGCTACGACCAGAAAATGCGCGCCGCCTACGCCGCCCTCCGCTCCGAGCCCGGCGCTCCCGCCATGGCAGGCGGGATCGTCGGCGACGTCGACACGGTGCGTGAGGCGCAGCTCGTCCTGCAGCGCCTCGGCGACGAACCGGGCCCGGCCGACGGAATCGACGGCCCGATGACCGGGGGCGCGCTAGCGCGGTTCGTCGCCCGCTGCGCCGACAGCCGCCTCGCCCCCGAGTTCAACCGCGAGACGTGCATCGCCCTGCAGGCGGCATGGGCCGCCATGGGCGCGACCTGAAAAGGAAAGACCGATGGAAAACACCCTGACCACCCTCGCCGGCGCGCTGGTCGAGCCGTTGGCCCTGCTGATCTCCGGCGCCGTGGTGATCCTGCTGCGCCAGTGGCTCGGCGTGCGGATTCGTGAAGCGGACCAGGCCGAGCTCGACGCGCTGGTTTCGCGGGCGCTGGCCTATGGCGTTGACCAGGTCGCCGAGGGGCGGCCCGGGGTCTCGCCGGCCTCGGCCGCCGCCGCGCTCCCGTCGCCCACGCGGGGCCGTGCGATCGACACGGCGGTTGCCTATGCGCGCGGGGGCTCGCCCGGTCTGCTCAAACGGGTGGGGGCCACCGACGACGCTCTCGCGGCGCGGGTCAAGGCGGAGATCGCGGCGAGGGGGTAGCGCGCCGCTGGCGAGGGCTGGGACGGCGAGGGCCGCGCTCCGGATGGGGCGCGGCCCTTTCGCGTTTCAGGCGCTCCGGAGGGCCGCAGACGCCGCCTCCGCGAGGAAGCGGCTTCGGTTGCCAGCGACCGCGTCGATGCGCTCCAGGAGGTCTTCCGGGAGCGTGACGGAGATCCGCCTGGAACGGCCGGGGAGCGAAACCGGAGCGAAGGCGATGCACTCGGCGCCGGCCCGCATGTCAGGCTCGATCTCGGCGGCCAGGGTCGGCGCGGGGGCGTCCTCGCCGTCTTCGAGCATGGCCTCGAAAGCGGCCTCAAGGGCTTCACTCGCGCGGGTGACGACTTCCTCGATGGTCGCGCCGTTGGTGAAGCCGGGGAAGTCCGGGAACACGGCGCCGAACGCTCCGTCGTCGCCGCGGTGGATCACGATGGGGTAGAGCCGCGTGGGCATGGCCTGTCTCCTTCCGGGGCGCTCCTCACTTGAGGAGCTTGACCCCGGTCTGCTTTTCAATCTGGCGGACGGTGGGCTTCGGGAGGTCGCCCCGGTGTTTCGAGACCACCGTGCGCCGCCCGTCCGGGTGGGTGAGCACGAGGTGGGAGCCCTTGCCGCTGCGCTGCACGAAACCCGCCGCGCGGAGGGCTTTCAGAATGTCGGCGGCGGTGATCGGCAT